AGCGCCGAGGCGAGCGACATGGCCCGTTTGCCGCTAACCTCCTCCAGTCGAAGCTCCACGCCCCTAGCGTCGTTTCGGTATTCCGCCGAGCGACGCTTGATTTTGTACTTGTCCACAGCCCCTCCAGGCTAAAAAAGCTACGTGATTGCCGACGTGCGTTGAATGGTGACATCCCACGCGTTCGGCTGATTGTGTTCAAGTTGCGACGGTTCAACCTTGCTGACAAAACCGTCAAACGTCTGCACGGTCGGCGTGGCGTCGGTGTAGGTGATTGTGCATGTCTTGATCGCTTTCGATCCGAACAAAGTGTCGAGCGACGTTTGGTCGGTGTCGTCCGGGTCGCGCAGCAGGCGAAAGGTGAACTCGCTGTGTTTTTCGATGCCGGGAATGTAGGTCTGAAGCGTTGCGTCAAGCGTCGTGACGTCCACAAGCTCGCGGTCCCGCATTGGCGGCTTCGCGTTGACAATCAGATCGATCGTCTTACTATCGATCACAACCGCAGTTCCGAGTCCGATAATTGGCGTAGGCATTTTTTATCTCCCTATGGAATGATTTGCACGGAAAGAGCGGCGACGTGCGCGACGTCATCGCTGGAAACACTGCGCGGAATGTAGTCGTCGCTGTGGTCCTCGACGAAAATTCCCTTGACTGTCGAATCGGCGAAAAACCCACGATAGTTATTCAGCCGGTCGCGAACCGCGTAGGCTAGCGATTGGCATTCGTCCAGGTCTTCGCTGACGCACTCGATGTCGAAAAATTGCTCGTAACCCGAAGGCGCTCCGCCATCGAGTGTTCGCGGTTCGTCGGTGCGTGCCCTGCGGTACCAAATATATGGAATCGCCGACGACTCCGGCACCATATTCTGATGCACTCTTGATGCCACGATCGCCGTGACGGCACCGCCAGCGATCAGGAATGTTCGCAATCGTTCGGCGACGTCCGGCATTACTTGGCGGCCTCCGTTTCAACGCCGTTGCGAAAAACCCGCGCAAACGCGTCCAGCGACACGCTAACAGTGTCTGCAAGCGCCGGCCCCATAAACGGCCGGGGCGACACCATGCCCGCTACGGCGGCCTGCTGCTGGCCAAATCGCAGAAACTTCTTCCCGCGCCGCACCAACACAAAATCGCGAGCCGATGCCGAGCCGATCGCAGCCACCGCGACACGATGCCCGCCCTCGACGAGGTGAGCGTAGTTGGCGGGCACTCGACTGCGGCCACGATAGCTGCCGCGAACGTCGCGGGCCGGTCCGATCACGCTAGCCACGTTGCCGCCCGGATATGTCTTCGTTCGCGTCACAAGCGATTGACGAAGCAGTCCTGAGCGATCAACAAACGCCGAAGTTTTCTTCGCCTTGGCGCGGGCAGGTCGAGCCGACGCAACATTGGCACGCCGCAGGATGCGACGTTTGACGCCGTTTTTCAAATCGTCGAACCGCCCGACGCAATCTGCCACGCCTTGCGTTTCAATCTTAATGTTGATCACTCGACGGACTCCGCGCATAACAACTCAACCAGCGTTGCGTTGTTCGCCATGTCGTTGACGTGCCCGATGTTCAACCGCCGCGATCCCCATTGCAAATAATGTCGAACCGTGATCGGCGACGCTTTGCGGTATATGCCACGGACAACGTGCGTTGCTGTTGGATAGGTCTGTCGCGCCGATTGCAACTCCACGCCCGTTAGCGTGCGAATCTCGCACGGCCAGCCGACCGTTAGCGACACATCGGCCCCGTCAATCTGACCGCGACTGTCGATCGACGTATTAGGCCGCTTGACATCGACGCGTTGCCGCATGGCGCCAAGACGCACCATTGGCGGAACGATTTTCGGCAGCCTGGCGGCCATGTTATGGGTAACTCACGCGTTGATTTCTTAGCTGCATTCGCTCGTATGCCATCGACTCCGCCAGCTTTTCAAGTCCTTCGCGATCTTGAAAACGGCGAGCGATGTCGAGAAGCATCATTTGCTTAAATGTCTGCGGAACCGCTGATTGCGAAGCGTATCCGGCTACAAATGTCACCGTAACCGCATTCGGCGTTCCGCGCGACGTTGGCCAGTCGGCAAGGTACGCAAGCTTAACCTCTGCGATAGGCTCGTTGTTGTCTAATGCATAATCGGCGGCCGACATTGTGTATGTCACGCCGTCGGTGCCAATGTATGCTATCGACGTGATCGACGACACCGGGCGAATCGGAAGATAAATCTCGTCATCGCCTGGGAAGTCATCAAGCGTTAGCGTATGCGAACCCGTGGCAAGAACGACGCCGCAATCGTGCTCGACCTGTTCACGTGCCGCGACAATAAGCCGCAGTACGTGTTGATCGTGCGACGTGTCATCGTCCGCTAGCTCAAGGTGCTTTTTGGCCTCAGCTAGCGTCAGCGGCTCGAATGTCGGCGCCGCTGTTCGGATTGCCTTGCGTTCGCCTTGCATCGCTTACGCTCGCAGGATGTTGCCGAATCCGCGTTCGGCGGCGGTCACTGGGCAGTCGGCTGCGCGAGACAGCAACGCGAACGCGGTGACATACGTTCCGCTGTCGCCGTTGCCGCACGTGGCCACCAGGTCGATGTATCGCTTGCGTCCGCGAAGATCGACCTCGAATGAAAAACACTTGTTGTCATCGGTCGCAGACGGCAGTGCGGAGGTCGTTCCCGCAATACCTGCGGACGTGCCATACACGAGCCCCGTGATGTCGGCCGCACCGCTCATGCCCGAGTCGTCAGACTCTTGCAATTTGAGCGCTGTCATGGCAATGTCGGTTGCGCCAAGCACAACCAAAACGCGCAAATGGGCAAAGCCCTGCGTGTCAATCGTGGAAGTGGTCAAGCTGGCGTTGTCAACGATCGCCGCAGGCGGCGTAATCGCAACGAATTTATCGTGCTGTACCGGATTCATATTTTGCTTCCTGTGTTATTGATTGATTGGCAAAAGCCGCAACGATTGATGCCGTCGCGGCGTGGTTGTCATTGACTACTAGCTGCTTGGAGTGGCAAGCATCACGATCGACCCGGCGGCACTCGCCGTGCCCTTTTCATGCACGACAATATCCAGCCGCTCAGTTCCAAGAACCGCGATCTGTTGCGTGAGGAACTTGACCTCGCGCGACACATCGAGCGTGACGCCGCGACGTTGGCCGAACTTCACGCCTTGCCGCAAATTGCCGAAGTAGACAAGTCCTTCGGTCGACGCCTGATCGGTCAGCGTGTTGTTGGTCACTTCGGTAAACACAACCGGATAGCCGAGGAACTGCACTTGCGACGCACCGCCCGCCAATTCGCGGACAGTATTACCGCCAGCAGCCGCAGCCACTCGAAGCATGGACGCAGCCCAGCCCGATCTATGGATATACCACGACGGGCCGCCGTTCATGAACGCATAGCTTGGCAGCTTGCCGATCATGTTTTCAAAGTCTTCCAGATCGAGCGTGCCGTATCGCAGATTGCCAGCGATCGCCGTGTAGGTCGAGCCAGCCGCTAGCGATTCCTTAATGCCCGTGATGCCGCCATAGCTGCTCGTGCCGTCGCCATTGAACGCGGCGTTGTCCTCGCTGTAGGCCATGGCCAGCGCCATTTCTTGAGCGATCAGATTGCCGACAGCAATTGCCGAGTCTTCGTCAACGTCGCGGCTGTAGTAGCTTAGCGCACCGAGCTTGCGAGCCACCAACTTGACCAAATCCAGCGTTGGCGTGGTTTCGGTCGGCGTGCCGGTCTCGCCAATCCAGTAGCCGGTGATTCCGCTTGATCGCTTCGGCGTGTCTTTGACATCGCGACTCATCGGCACGATTTCGGCAGCCGATCGAATCACGCCGTATTCGTTTACGAGGCGAATCAAGTTGGCCTCAAACTCGGACGGCACAAGAAACCCGCCGTCGCTATCGGCACCCGATGACATCGCGTTTTGCAGATCCCAGCCAATGTTGTCGCGACACCACGTCTCGCTTGATCGGCTACCGCAGACGGCCATCACCAAGCGGCCGAACGCGTAAGCTTGCTGGCGAGCGTCCGGCCCGAGGAACGACGTCACCGGTCCGGCGGCCTGGGCGCGGGCTGGAATCTTGATCCGACCGAAC